CTTACTTCACACGAAATCGCTTCGTTCTGGATAAGGCTCTTCGGGCTTCGAAACGCATCTGGGCAGGTGCACGAGGCTTTGATCCTTATCTTTTTGGTCGCCGCGTTCAGTTTGGGCAAAGCGCACCAAAAACTCGGCTCGTATGGATGGCTTCGCTCACTGCGAGTATTGTGGGTTCGGCTTTCTCCAAGAGAGTCCACGCAAACCTGGCGAGACGCCGTCCGTTCCTCATCGGAGCGAAAAGGGTCGAACAAGGGGCGCTGGTCGAAGAGCTCAAATCGCGATTCAGGTACATCTACACGATAGATTTTTCCGGGTATGATGCATCTGTCCCCGCGTTCATGATTGACGATGCGTTTCGTGTGCTTCGAACGCATTTGGATCTGGACGAGGTGGATCGTAATGTGTGGGATCGGTACGTCTCCGACTTCATACACTCTCGCCTTATCACGCCAAGTGGAGAAGTGTTCCAAAAGCACAAAGGGATTCCGAGTGGCTCTGCGTTCACCAGTTTGGTGGGCTCAGTATGTTCGCTGCTTTTGATGAACTACGTGATGATTAGACTCACGGGTGCTGCGCTCAAATCAGATCGAGCGCTCATTCTAGGTGACGACGTAAATTTTGCGTCTGACACAGAGTTTAATCTCGGGAATCTAGCAAAGTACGCGGCTGAGCTAGGCTTCACGATCAGCGTTGAGAAAAGCTCCGTTTACGACAAGGTTGCTATATCTCGTCGGATCGAAGCAGGCGAAGTGGTTCCGCTCGTTGAGAGAGGGCCACACTGCCTTGGGCACATCTGGATTCACGGGTGGCCACACCGGCCAATTCGCGAAATCGCACAGCGTCAGCTGTACACTGAGCGACATAAGCGTAGAAACATGGCAGAGAGTATGCTTAGATTCTTTTCGTATCTTACAGATGCGTGGGAGTCGTGGGAACTCTTCGTGAAAGCTTTTCCAGCGGAAGATAGCATCACGTCAATAACGCGATGTCTTGACGCCATAGGTGCTGACGAAGTCGAAGTCGAGGTGGTAGACCTACCAGGTCAACTGAGGTACCTCGCAGTGGTGGAGAGGGATGCAAACGAGAATCCAGTGCCCATTAAAGGCATGGAGCTGGGTGTTCTCTCGCTTGT